GAACTAACTGGTCTGCAGTCAATTCTTCAGAATCAAGTTGAAGATATGGGTAACCATTTCTTCAAAGAAGGTGCTAAGGTTATTCCTGGTGACTTGACTTATGTCAAAAACTTTTATGGGATTCAGATTGAACCCGAGTTTCTTGGTATACCCGTAAGCATATATCTCGATCAATTAGTTGGGACGATTATTAGTGGTCAATCGTCAAATGTAACTGCACGTGTTGTAACTTATATCAGTGAAGGTGAATCGGATAGAGGAACTTATACACTATATGTTAACTACGAAAACTCATCTTCCTCAGAAGATGTAAGTACTTTTATTAGTGGAGAAGTTTTAACCACAAGTACAAATATTAATTACGCATCGACTTTCATTGCATCTGGTGAAGGATTTTGTTCTACAATTCCTCAAAATGCTCCTGTTATCGGTTCGTCTTTCAACCTTTCACAAGGAATTTATTTCCTGAGAGGTTATTTTGTTGATGTTGCAACTCAAACTCTAATTCTTGACCAGTATAGCAATACTCCATCTTACCGAGTTGGTCTTGATATTATTGAAGAAGTTATTTCTTCTGATGTTGATCCATCGTTGAATGATAATGCACAAGGATTTAATAATTATACGGCACCAGGTGCAGATAGACTCAAGATAACCCCAGTATTAGCTAAAAAACCTCTCAATAATTTTGACGAAAGTAACTTTGTTCAACTTTCAGAAGTTAGTAATGGTATTCTGAGAACAATCAATAGAGATACTGAATATAACTTTATAGGTGACGAGTTTGCAAAAAGAACTTTTGACGAATCTGGTCATTATTATGTAAAAGAATTTGTTACTACTGTAAAAAACAGTCTGAACAATGAGGAAGGAAATAGAGGAATATACAATCCGGGACAAATCACTCAGTCTGGAAATACCCCTGACGATAATATCGGAGTCTATAAGATTTCTCCTGGTAAGGCATATGTCAGGGGTTACGAAGTAGAAACTATTATACCTTCATTAATTGACTTTGTAAAACCAAGAGCAACTAAGCAATTAAAAAATCAAGGTCTAAACTTTGGTTTTGGACCGACCATAGCACTCAACAGAGTCTATGGATCTCCATCTATTGGTATCAATACCACAAATACTTTGAGTCTTAGAAGTCGAAGAGTTGGTTCAAATCAAGAAACTGCACCAGGTAAAGAAATTGGTATTGCAAGAATTTACGACTTTGCACTTGAGTCTGGTTCTTATGACACAAATTTCCCTGACTTGAATATCTGGGATCTTTCACTCTTCGATGTTCAAACATATACAGACATTACTGTTAACGAACCAGTAACACTTAACACCTCCGCATATATTAAAGGAGAATCAAGTGGTGCAACAGGTTTCCTTAAGTATTCTGTAAGTGCAGGAACTGCAATCACTGCATATAGTGTTGAAGGTGATTTCTTCAAAGGTGAGAGACTCCTATTCAATGGAACACTTGATGATGCAAGATTCGTTACTGAGTCAACTAATTTCTCACTCTCAGATACTAAGTCAGTATTTGGTATCGTAGGAACTGGTAACACATTTACAGCAGATATTATTCAAACTCCGGTTTATGATATTGGTAACGCAACTTGTTCACCTCAGATTGCGAATTCTTCAAGAATTTCAATTCCAGTAGATCCCGGTTTCTCTTTTGTTGGTATTGTCACTGTTGGTAACCTTGTAAGGTTCTCTAGAACTAATCTTGATACTGCAACATTTGCAAGAGTAACAGGAGTTGGTAGAACCAATATTACAGTTAGTGGTGTAACAACAGTTAGTGGTATCTGTGATGGTGGTCTTCCTTCAGGAACTGAAACAGTTTCAAATGTACAAATAATCAGTACCAAAGCTCAACGTAATGCTGGTTCTGGTAATATTACTGATAATGAATCACTGTACAGTGCATTCCCAAAAGCCAATGTTGCATCTGTAGATCTAATTGATTCTGAGATTGTTATTAGAAGACAGTATAACACAAATATTACAACCAACTCTACTCCTGTAATTAATGCTGGAGATAATGAGATATTCTTACCTTTCGATGAGGAAAGATATACTCTAATCAGATCAAATGGTCAGACTGAAGTACTTACTGAAGATAGGTTTGTATTTACTAATTCGTTCAAGTCTGTTCAAATTACTGGTCTAGGTGCTGATGATGTTAACACCAAACTCATAACTACGATTCAGAAGAGTAATGTCACATCTAAAACTAAACTGAATTCTGTTTCTAATAGTATTATTATTGACAAGTCAAGTTCATCTGCTTCTGGTATTGGTTCTACAACTCTACAAGATGGACTAGTTTCTGGAAATTACCCCTTTGGTACAAGAGTACAAGACGAAGTTATTTGTTTGAATACTCCCGATGTAACTAAAATTTATGGTGTATTCCAATCTGAGGATGTAGGAGAACCTACTGCACCATATATGACACTATCTCAGATAGATGGTGTTAGTGGGACAACTAACGATTTGATTGTTGGTGAGACACTCTCTGGTCAAACTAGTGGTGCCAAGGCAATATACGTTGAGAAGTTTACAGATACTAAAGTATATTTCATCTACTTGAATAGTTCAACTTTCCAAAACGGTGAAGTTGTATCTGGAAGTCTATCATCAACTAATGGTCTTGTCAGTAGTGCAAAACTCGGTTCCAAAAATATCACCAGAGATTTCAAGTTCTCTAATGGACAGAAAGGTGGATATTACGACTACTCAAGAATTATTAGAAAAGGTTCTGCAGGGATCCCATCCAGACAACTGAAAGTTTATTATCAGACTGCAAATTATGATCCTGCTGACCAGGGTGATATTACCACGGCAAATTCTTACAATAATTTTGATTATGCAAAACTATCTACTGTAAATGGACATAGAAATTCTGATATCATTGATGCAAGACCTAGGGTAAGTGATTATACTGTTGTTGCTGGTTCAAGGTCACCACTAGAATTTGATGGTAGAAATTTTGCAGACGGTGTTGATGGTAATCAACATAGCTCTAAGCACATTATTGCTTCCGATGAAGTAATGACTCTTGGTTATGAGTACTATCTTCCAAGAGCAGATAGAATTTACATTGATAAGACAGGTTCTATAAGTGTAATTCAAGGTACTCCTCAGGATCAACCCAGACTTCCTGATAGTATCAGTGGAGCAATGAATATTGCTAATGTATTCTTACCTGCATACCTATACAAGACATCTGATGCAAAAATTAACTTTGTAGAGCACAAGAGATATCAGATGACTGATATTGCTAAACTCGAACAAAGAATTAAAAATCTTGAGTATTATACTTCATTGAGTCAAATTGAGACAAATACTCTTAATTTGTTTGTAGAAGATGCAAACGGTAATAACAAGTTCAAGTCTGGTATTTTTGTAGATAACTTCTCTTCTCTTGAACCCCAAGATTCTACAATCGGTATTAAGAATAGTGTCGATACTAGAAAAGGTATCCTGAGACCTTCTCACTACACTACTGCGCTTAATCTTCAACTAGGAACAACTGCAATTCCAGGAATTGGTGCAACTTCTGATGCCAACCAAGACTCACAATTTGCCGATATTGTTGGTAACAATATCAAACAAACAGGAAGAACTATTACTCTTGACTATACCGATCAATCTTGGTTGACACAACCATATGCAACAAGAATTGAAAGTGTCACTCCTTTCCTGATTCAGTTCTGGCAAGGTACAGTCAAATTGACACCAGATGTTGATGTTTGGATTGATGTCAATAGACTTGAAATCAATAACGTAATGATGGAGGGTTCGTTCCAAGGTATTGCAGAATCTCTTGGTGCAGAAGTAACAACCAATGCAGATGGTTCAAGAACTGGTGTAAGTCCTGTTCTGTGGAATTCGTGGGAAACTGTTGGTGTCAACTTGGATATGTCATTGTCAAATGACCAACAATTCCTTCAAGGTGCATCTGATGTAGTATCAAATGGTCTTGTAGATAATCTTCTTCGTGGAAGAGATGTTGGTGTCGATCAAATTGTTGATGCAAGTGATGCAATTGTCAATAACATTTCTGCAAGTGGTGGAATTACACTGGATCAACAAAGATCTGGAACACAATCAACAGTCAATGAAGTAATTGAGACCGAATCTCTTGGAGATAGAGTTGTAAGAAGAGATATCATTCACTTTATGAGATCTCGTAACATTGATGTTACTGGAACAAAATTCAGACCACTTACAAGACTTTATTCATTCTTTGATCAAGTAGATGTCAACAAATTTGTTGTACCTAAGTTGATTGAAATTGAAATGATTCATGGGGCATTCTCTATTGGTGAGACAGTCTTTGGTAGATTGAATAATGGTGGTTCTCAACGAAACAATTCGAGTTCTGTTCCAAGTATAGACTTTAGAGTTGCAGTATCTAACCATAAGTATGGCCCATACAACAATCCAACAGACACTTATGCAGAAAGTCCATATGATAGAAATATTTTTGTCAATTCTGTCTATTCAGAATCTTCTAGTACTGTAAACATTGATACATTCAGTCTTTCGTCTGAAGATTTCCCACAGTTTAATGGATACATCTCAAGTGGGATGATTTTGACTGGTAGGACTAGTGGTGCTCAGGCAAAAGTTACTAATGTAAGACTCATTAGTGATAAGAATGGTACTTTACAGGCATCATTCAGAGTACCTGATGGTGCGAACAATGCCAACCCAACGTTTGAAACTGGTAGATCAAGATTTAGACTTACCAGTAGTAAAATTAATAGTCAAATTGAAGGTGCCACTTCGACTGCGGGTGAAGGAACATTCTATTCACAAGGTGATGTAGACACAACTCAAGAAGCAACACTCTCTTTGAGAAATGCTGTAGTTGAAACTGAGGACTTTAGTCAACAAAGAAATATTGGTGATAGTTTCCAAACTAATACTATTGCAGTTGAAAGTGGATTTGATGTTATAACTACAATCGAACAAGATATCACAAATATAACGAATATAACTAATGTTGTACAACCACGACCAACACCACCACCTCGTCCTCGGCCGCAGGGAGGAGACCCTCTCGCACAAACATTCCGAGTTGATGATGAGACTGGAATCTTTGTTACTAAGATCAATGTATTCTTCCAAGCAAAAGATGCAACCGTTCCCGCAACTTTCCAGTTGAGAGAATGTAAACTTGGAACACCTACAGAAACAGTTCTTCCTTTCTCTGAAGTTGATATCAATCCTGCGGATGTAACACTCAGTGACGATGGTTCTGTTCCATATACCATTACATTGGATTCTCCAGTGTATCTAAATGGTGGAACCGAATATGCTATGGTTCTGTTGTCACATTCCGTTGAGTGGAAAGTATGGATTAGTAGACTGGGTGAGGCTGATGTAAGAACTACAGATCAAGAGGCTGGTCAGATTCTTGTAACAGAACAACCACTCCTTGGTTCTTTGTTTAAATCTCAAAATGCTTCAGTATGGACTCCAAGTCAGTACGAAGATCTTAAGTTTGAGATATTTAGATCCTCGTTCAGACCATCAGGTAACGTACAATTCTTTAATCCAAATCTACCCTCTTCTCTTTCACAGATTGATCCAACTGGTCTTTCTATGAATTCTAGAGAGATTAGAGTTGGTCTTGGTACTACTGTTCAAGATACTGATTTGGTATTGGGTAATACTGTCAAACAGCTCAATATTGGTGCAACAGGAACATTAGTTGCCTTTGCAGGATCTGCAACATCAAATCTTTCTATTACTAATAGTGGTAGTGGATATGTACCTGCAAGTGGTAGTCAATCTTATACTGGAGTTGCACTAACATCAATTACTGGTAAAGGACTAGATGCTACTGCGAATATTACCATTACTAACGGTTCTGCTACAGCAGCAACTATAAACAATGGTGGTGTTGGTTACGTAGTCGGTGATGTTCTGACACCTGTCAATCTAGGTGGTGTCAATCTTGGTTCTGGAATGCAACTTTCTGTTGAATCTATTCTTGGAAATAACACTCTTGTATTGGAAAATGTTCAGGGTAACTTTGTTTCCAATTCTAGTTATCCATTATATTTTGATAACAATAGTGGTATTACAACAGAACTCAACAGTACTGTAGGTGGAGATGTAATTCCCCTATCACCCATAACTACGGTTACTAATGGTGACTACATCAAAGTATTCCAAAGAAATCACGGTCTATATTCTAATGTAGATAGACTCAATATTGATGGAGTATCGAGTGATGTCGCACCAACTACTTTGGCTCAAGAATATTCATTCAATACTACAACATTCATCACTCTTGAGGGCGCTGCAACTGATTTCACAACATTTGAAAATATTGGAGTTGGTGCTACTAACCCTGGATATATTAAGGTTGGAGAAGAAATTATTAGTTACAATGGAGTTAATGGTAGAACATTGACCGGTATTGTAAGAGGAGTTGATAATACAACATTAGCAACTCACGATTTGGGTGAAATCGTCACTAAGTACGAACTGAATGGTGTTTCGTTGAGAAGAATTAATAGACAACATCTACTATCAAATGTTGATGCAAGTGATTTGGTAGAAGCTCCGATTGGATTGGATTACTACTACATTAAAGTTCAAATGAATGTTGGTGGTGTCAATAGAGCACCTGGTAATGCAGATGGTTTCCCACCACTATACTTCAACGAAAGAACTGTTGGTGGTGGTCCAAATGTAACAGGTACTTACAACCTACCATTCTCACTGATTACACCCAAGGTAACCACAATTACACCAACTGCGACTAATCTTATTACTCAGGTAAGAACAATTTCTGCATCAAGTATTTCTGGAAATCAACAGTCATACCTTGATGAGGGTTATGAACAGGTCAATTTGTTTAGTAAAAATTACTTTGATTCTCAAAGAATGATTCCATCACCACTCAATGAGTCTCTATATTTGAATAGTGACCAATTCCCAGGTCAAAAGTCATTCTCTATGTTGTTCAGTATGTTTACTAGTGACGAAAGATTGAGTCCTGCAATTGACTTGGATAATGCATCTGTAGTCTTTACTTCAAATAGAATAGATAGACCTGTTACCAATTATGCATCTGACTTTAGAGTCAACGGCACTGAGAATGATCCAAATTCTTTTGCATATGTTTCCAAGAATATTATTCTTGAAAATCCTGCAACATCTCTCCAAGTCATATTGGATGCATACATTTCTAATAATAATGATATCAGACTATTCTATGCATTGAATCAAGATACTAAACCAGAAGAGACTGTTTTTGTACCATTCCCTGGATATTCAAATATTGCAAGTAATGGTGCGATCATTAATATCTCAAACAATAATGGTACATCTGATGTAAGAGTACCCTCTATTGATTCCTATCAACCAGAGCCGTCTGTGAACCTCTACAAGGAGTATAAATTCACAATTGATGAACTAGTACCATTTACATCTTTCCGTATCAAGATCGTTGGTACATCGACCGATCAGTCTAATGCTCCACTTATAAGAACCCTTCGTGCAATTTCGTTCGCTTGATATGAAACAGTTAATACCAGTAGAAGGAATGGATGGTTATTTTAGAGACTCCTCAACCGGAGCCATTGTCAACAAAAATAACCTTGAGTTCCAAGCCTATGTGAAGAATAGGGAAAAAATGAATGAAGAGAGAGAAAAACTTAATTCTCTCCAAACAGAAGTTTCATCTCTAAAGGGTGATATGTGTGATATTAAGAGTTTGCTTTCAGACATTACATCGATGTTGAAACCGAACTATAAATAGTCAATATAGAAGTTCTTATATAAATGGCTCAGCCTACCACCAGACAAGAATTCACTGATTATGTTTTGAGACAACTTGGTGCTCCTGTTTTGGAGGTCAATGTTGCTGATGAGCAGGTTCAGGATTTAATTGATGACGCCATTCAATATTTTAATGAAAGACATTTTGACGGTGTTACGCAGGTATATTTAAAGTATCAGGTAACTCAAGACGATATCAATAGAGGTAGAGCAAGACCACCTGGTGCTCCTCAAAATGAAAGTGGAACTACTGGCATTGCATCAACATCAGCAACTGCAAATATTGTAGGTACTGCGACCACATTTACATACTATCAGAATAGCAATTATATACAACTCCCACCTTCAATCATTGGAGTGAATAAAGCATTCCAGTTTGGTGGTGGAATGGGACAGGGTATGTTCAATGTCAAATATCAAATGATGTTGAATGACTTTATCGGTCTTAATGGATGGGGTGCATCGGGATATGATTTGACATCGTATTCGATGACGATGAGTTATTTGGAGACAGTTAACTTTATTCTGAATACTCATAAACAGATTAGATTCAATCAGAGAACTGATAGGTTGTATTTGGATATTGACTGGAGTGAGTTACAGGTTGGTGAGTTTCTTGTTCTTGATTGTTGGGCTGCAAATGATCCCAATGAGTATTCAAGAATTTGGAACGATTCGTTCCTAAAACCATATGTAACTGCCCTTGTTAAAAAGCAGTGGGGTCAGAATTTAATTAAGTTCCAGGGTGTGAAGCTTCCAGGTGGTATTGAATTTAATGGAAGACAAATATATGAAGACGGTCAAGCAGATCTTGATAAGATCCAAGAGAAGATGATGAGTACATATGAACTTCCACCTTTAGATCTTATTGGGTAATACATTATGCTCAACCCATTTTTCCTGAACGGTAGTAAAACTGAGCAGAATCTAGTCCAGAGTCTTGTCAACGAACAGTTGAGGATGTATGGAATAGAAGTCTATTACTTACCCAGAAGGTATGTTACAACTAATACTGTTATAAAAGAAGTTATTCAATCTGACTTCACTAACGCATATCCTATTGAAGCGTATGTGGATAACTATGAGGGATATACTGGTCAGGGAAGTATTCTCTCGAAGTTTGGTATTGAAAATAGAGATGACTTACAACTCGTCATTTCAAAAGAACGATATGAGAATTATATTACACCACTGATTAAAGATGTTCCAGATATTGAACTTTCGACACGACCAAAAGAGGGTGACTTAATATACTTCCCTCTTGGGGATAGGTTATTTGAAATTAAGTTTGTAGAACATGAACAACCTTTCTATCAACTCAAGAAGACATATGTCTATGAGTTAAGATGTGAACTCTTCCGTTATGAAGATGAGGTTATTGATACTGGTATTGAAGATATTGATGATGAGATTGCACAGATTGGTTATATTCAGACACTGGCACTAATTGGTGCTGGTAGATCTGCGACAGCAACCGCACAGGTATGTCCCGCAGGTGCAGTTAGTCAAGTAACCATTACCAATATGGGTAAGGATTATGTGACTCAACCTCAAGTTGGTTTCTCTTCAGCACCTCCAGGAGGAATTACTGCTACCGGTATTGCATCACTATCTTACGATTATCCAAATTGTAATGGTATCGGTGGTAGAATTTCTGCTATTCATATGACAGATGCCGGTTGTGGATATGTTACTGCACCTTGGGTATCGATAACTGGAGATACTGGTGTTGGTGCAGCTGCTACTACTGGTATTTCTACAGATGGTTCTGTTCGTAAAATCATAGTTACTGATGGTGGTTCTGGATATGTCAAGCCACCTAATGTTTCTATTGGTTTGACTGCAGGAACTTATCCATTATTCAGTGATACTAATCATTATTGGGATTCTTCTACTACTACATTCGATTCATTCTACCCATCACCATCTAGATATGCGGTTGGTCTTGCAGCAATTAGTGCAGGCATCGTTACAGCAATTTATGTTATAGATGGTGGTTCTGGATATGATACTAACCCAGTCGTAACTATTGATCCACCGTTTGTCGATAATCCTGATATTAGTGTTGGTGGAATGTTCGTATTTAATGAGATTGTAACTGGTTCTGTATCTGGTACAACTGCAAGGGTCAAGGAATGGAATGGTGTTACAAATATTATGGAGATTAGTATTGTAAGTGGTAGTTTTGTTCCACAAGAATATATAACCGGCAATACATCTGGAGCAAAGTATGTAGTTGGTTCTGTAAATACTGATGATTTAGTCACACCATTTGCAGATAATGATAACATTGAGTCAGAAGCAAAAACAATTTTAGATTTCTCAACATCCAATCCATTTGGTATGCCGTAATCAAAAGTTGTTAAATAGAAGTATATGTCTTCAAAGTAATGTTTGAATATTTTTACAATGAGATCTTTAGATCTGTAATTATTGGATTTGGTTCTTTGTTCAATGGAATCCAAATTCAACATAAAGATGAGAATGACTCCACCTTTAGTGTCGTCAAAGTTCCTCTTGCTTACGGACCTACTCAAAAATTTCTTGCAAGACTGCAACAGAATCCAGACTTGAATGCACCAGTTCAAATAACACTTCCGAGGATGTCATTTGAATTTACAAATCTGGCATATGATTCCTCAAGAAAATCAACTCAAACACAGACGGTAGTTTACACAGATTCTGATGGGACAGAGACGAAGAAAGGATATCTTCCTGTTCCATATAATATGACAATCACTCTTTCAATTTACACGAAATTGAATGATGACATGCTTCAAATTATTGAACAAATTGTTCCTTACTTTCAACCTGGTTATACACTCCCTATTAAGTTCTTGGGTAATCTGAATGAAGTAATCAATGTTCCGGTTCAACTGGATAACATTGATATGAGTGATGATTATGAAGGTAATTTTGATACAAGAAGAGCACTTATATACACTCTGACATTCACTGCGAAGACTTATGTCTTTGGTCCTCTCAAGGATGTTTCTGGAGACATTATCAAGAAGGTTGCTGTTGGATATGTTGCTGGTTCAACCAGTGGCAGGTCATACGAAAGAGATGTTACGTATCAAGTTACTCCAAGAGCAGTCAAAGATTATGATGGTGTAGTTGCAACTCTTCTTTCAGAGAATGTAGATATGGTAGAAACTGTAATTGATGTTGATGATGGAACTAAAATTCCAGAGAAATCTTATATTTACATCGGTCAAGAAGAGATGTATGTAGAGAATGTGACAGGTAATAGGTTATTAGTTAAGAGAGCTCAAGATAAGTCACCACTACAAAATCATTTGCTTGGGGAGAAGGTATATACAATTACTCAAGCAGATAATGCACAAATTGAAGTTGGTGACAATTTCGGTTTTGATGGGAATCTTTTCTGAGGTAAATCATGGATAAGTATGAAAAGCTCAATGAAACTTTTGATGTTGAACCAATAGAGGTAACACCAGAAAAGAATGTTATTGAGAAGAGAATTGAAAGGTATGAAAATTCCAAGGAAGATATTCGTAAAGACTACGAATATACCAGAGGTAATTTATATTCAATCATTGAAAAGGGTCAGGAAGCAATCAATGGAATCTTAGAACTCGCTCAAGAGAGTGAGATGCCAAGGGCATATGAAGTTGCTGGTCAATTAATTAAGAGTGTCTCTGATGCTACTGATAAGTTGATGGATCTTCAGAAGAAGTTGAAAGATGTTAATAAGGAGGAGGAATCGAAAGGACCGACAACCGTCAATAATGCTCTTTTTGTGGGTTCAACTGCAGACCTTCAGAAGATGTTGAAGAATGCAGGTAAGGACCTAAATACCTAAAAAGAATACAATGGCTGCTGAATCAGTAAATATACAAATTGATAAGGGAACAGATTTCTCTCAGAAATTTGTGATGAAAAATCCTGATCAAACAATTATTGATTTGACTGGTTATACGGGTGTTTCTAAAATTAGGAAATACCCAGAAGATTTGAGTAACTCAAGTAGTTTTACTGTCGGTATTGCATCAACTACTGGAACAATTACATTGTCGATGGGTACTACAATTACATCGAATTTGACAGTAGGTAGAAACTACTATGATATCCTCATAACCTCTGGTTCGAGTGTCGTCTCGAAGGCATTTGAGGGTTCAGTTATTGTAAATGCAACCGTATCTGTATAAAAAATGGATAACTTAGGAGATTTCTTTTCTCTTATTGGTGAAGAAAAGAAAAAAGACAAAGAAAAGACTAAAGAAATACTTGGAGAGGTATCCCTTGGAGACCTTTTCTCAAGTTTGAGTGAAGAAAAAAAGAAGGTTAAAGAAAAAAATTTAAAAAAAGAAAAAGAATTAGAAAAAATTAAAAAAGACGCAAAGATTTTTGAAGCGTTTTTGTTTAATGAGACCCCGAGAGTAGAACAAAGTGCGATAAATGCAGTAAAGGTTCTAGAAACTGAACTGCTAAATCTTAAAAGTACATCTCATAAGTCAATTGATAGACTTATGAGAGGGATTAGTGCAGAGTATAATA